CTTGGCTGGGCGAGGCCAGGCCGGGCGTGGCCAGGCGGGGCAAGGCAAGGCAAGGATATTTTCAACCGGCTTACATTCTGAACAAAAGCTCGCGGCGAGACTCGGCGCGGCGTGGCAAGGCAGGGCGGGGCAAGGCAAGGCAAGGCAAGGATATTTTCAACCGGCTTACATTCTGAACAAAAGCTCGCGGCTGGGCGGGGCGAGGCGAGGCCAGGCATGGCCAGGCGGGGCAAGGCGGGGCGAGGCAAGGCAAGGAATCCCAAAACGGAAGGGGGAGGTGAAAAATGGAACCCAAGGCGCATCCGGAATGGAAAGAGCTATTCGAAACACTGAGGAATCAGGAATACGATACCTTCATTCCTCACGAGAGGGTTGAATCGATCATCGGACATCTCCGGAGGACCGCAGCGGAGAAATATTACTCCATTGTCGAACGCTGGAAAAGGGAGATGCTTGAGCAGGCCTCCCGGCAGATTGAGAATGTCCATGGCAAAGGATATCGCATAATCCTGCCCAATGAGTTCCGTGGGAGCGCTACCAAACAGATAAAATTTGGTCACCGGAGGATGCGCAAGGCTGGAAAGATTATTGTGAATACCCCCATGGAAAGGCTTACCGATGAGGAAAAAACCAAGGTCGGGGAGATGAGCGTTATCCTTTCGCAAGTGATGCATTTCAGCAAAGCTACGCTGAAGAAGGTGAAAGAGATAGACAAAAAGACCGATCAAATCCTTCTTGACTTGAGCAAGACCCTGGAGGTTGGCGATTAGGAGATGAAGCCACCCAAAGGATGTGCTAACTGCGCCAAAAAAGAAAAATGCACCACCCCCTGCTCCAGGGTCGATAAATTCGCCGATCAGGATGCTGTTCCGCAAAAGGAGAAACCCATCGGAATTCCCGTCTATGGCTCGAAAATCACTGAGATTTCAGCCCCGGATTTCCTAACATTTCGCCAGAGGCAGATTTTTCACCTCTGGATAGGTGGATTCAGTAGGCGGGAAATTTGCAAAAGCCTAAAAATCACGGCAGGTTCCCTCCGTTTTCAACTCTTCCAGATAAATCAAAAAATAAAGTACAAGCCCCTCCCCAAAAAAACCAAAAACTAACGCTAGCTAACGCTTTTTGCCATAGGTAAAGGACCTGAAGCATTCCGGGAGGTTCCCTGCCTATGAATCGTGCCTATTCCGTCCTCGAAATAAAGTCTATCGATGAGAAGAGCCGCAAGTTCGCCGGAATAGCGTCCACTCCGTCCACGGACCGCGTCGGGGATATCGTGGAGCCGATGGGTGCGCAGTTCAAACTCCCCTTGCCCTTTCTCTGGCAGCATAATTCCAAAGACCCGATCGGGTGGATCACGGAAGCGAAGGTCTCTCCCACGGGGATAGACGTTTCCGGGGAAGTGGCCTCGGTCTCCGAACCCGGGGAGCTGCAGAACCGCCTCACCATGGCCTGGCAGATGATCAAGACCAAGCTGGTCCGCGGCCTCTCCATCGGATTCCGGGATATCGACAGCGAACAGATAGACCATTCCTGGGGAACCCGCTTTAAAAAGTGGGAATGGATGGAGCTTTCCGCCGTCACCATCCCCGCAAATGTTGAAGCCACCATCACCGCCGTAAAATCGATAGACAATTCCATTTTGGCCGCGTTGGGCCCACCCAAATCCAAATCATCCGGCGTCTCGGAACCGAAAGGGAAAAACATGAAAACTTTACAGGAGCAGCTCGCCGAGCTGAAAGAAGCCCGCCGGGTCAAAATGGCCCGCATGAATGAGATGACCGAGCTCGTCAAGGCAGAGTCCCGGGAATGGGTCGAGGCCGAGGTCGGAGAATTCGGCTCCCTGGAATCCGAGATTCGGCAGCTCGACGCCGATATCCGCATGAAGACCGTTGAGTCCATGAACGCGGCCAATGCAAAGGCGGTTTCCCAGGACCCCAACCGGGAGGAAGCCAGCCATAGCCGGGGGCCGACGTACCTGAAGAAGCCCAAGGACGCGGACGAGAAGTTCAAGGGGCAGAATTTCACCCGGATGGTCATCGCCAAGGCCCTGGCCCACCTGGACCAGAGCTCCCCCGTCAAAATCGCCGAGGAGAGGTGGGGGAAAACCAACCCCACCCTTTGCGCGATCCTCAAGACCGCGGTGGAAGGCGGGACCTCCACCGTGGCGACCTGGGCCCTCGAACTGGTCGCTTCCGACACCCGCTATACGGGGGACTTCATCGAATACCTGGCCGGTCTGACGGTGTTCGACCGTCTCCCCCTCCGGGAAGTGCCGGCCAACATCACCATCAAGGGACGTGACGGCGCAGCGACCGGGTATTGGGTGGGCGAAGGCGCCGCAATCCCCGCCACCAAGATGACCTTTTTCGATGTCCACCTTACCCCCCTGAAGGTCGCCGCGCTGGCCGTAGTGACCAATGAGCTCTTGCGGGACTCCACCCCCGCGGCGGAAATGCTCGTCCGTGATGCCCTCGGGCAGGCCTCGGCGAAGAGAATCGACGATACCTTCCTGTCCAATGCCAACCTGTCGGTGGGCGTGTACCCCGCTGGAATGATGTATGAGGAAGGCAGCGGGGTCGTTACCCCGATCGTGACCAACGGGATCGACGGTGCGTCCCTCAGGGCGGACGTTCGGGACCTATACGCCCCCTTCATCACCGCCAAAAATGCGTCCGGCCTGTACTTTGTGATGAACCCGGCCTTGGCGAAGTCTATCCAGCTGCTCTCCAATGCCCTCGGCCTCCAGGAATTCCCCGGAATCAACCAGAACGGCGGGACTCTCCTCGGAGATCCCGTGGTCACCGGGGACACCGTGAACGCGGATGACCTGATCCTCCTGAAGCCGAGCGACATCTACCGCATCGGCGACAGCGGGATCCAGGTGTCCATCAGCCGCGAGGCGATGATCGAGATGGACGACGCCCCCGCCGCCAATAGCAAGACCCCGTCCACGGCCACCGGCGCGGTGGTGTCCATGTTCCAGACCGAGAGCACGGCCATCAAGGTTGTGCGGTCGATCAACTGGAAGAAACGCCGGGCCGGAGTTGTCCAGTATATCGACGCCGCGGCCTATGGCGGATCCGCCGTCGAATCCTCCTAACCCCCTTTCTTCCCCAGCCCTAACCTCCAGCCTCCGCCCCCTCTCCAGGGGGCGGAGCCCTCCCAGGAGTGATGATGCCGAGAATGATGGCGATCCGGAAAATCACCTACGCAGGGAAGAAAATCCTTCCGGGCACGGAATTTCAAGCCTTGACCCGGAGCGATGCGGCGGTCCTTTCCACCCTCCATTATGCGGTTCCTGTCAAAGATCCGGGCCCGGAGATCGAAAGTCCCGGAGAGGTTCCGGGGGAAGATGATCCTAAGCCTGAAGCGGCGGCAATAAAGCCGAAACCCAAAAGAAGCTACCGGCGCCGGGATATGCGGGCCGAATGAAGCTACTCTGGCTACAAAAAATAATCCGAAATTTTCAAAAAAAGGCCCTCAGCTCCGTCGACGGCCGAGGCTGGATCCCGATCGTCTATGAAAGTTTTCTCGGGGCTTGGCAGCAAAATATTGAAGTCACCGCCGAAGTGGCTCTTTCCCATCCCATCGTTTATGCGTGTATAACGCAGATCGCCGGAGACCTCGGAAAGTTGAGGCTCCGGTTGACGGAACACAAGGAATCCATCTGGCAGGAAACCGAATCGGCGGCATTCTCCCCGGTCCTGCGGAACCCCAACCGGTATCAGACCCGGCAAAAGTTCATCGAGCAATGGGTGATCTCGAAACTCATCAACGGCAACGCCTACATGCTCAAGGAGCGCGACGCCCGGGGAATTGTGGTGGCCCTTTATGTCCTCGACCCCATGAGAGTCTGGCCCCTGGTCGCGGATAATGGATCGGTTTTTTACAGCCTGCAAGTGGACAACCTCTCGTCTCTCGATCGACAGATCCCGGCCGCTCCCGCCTCCGAGATCATCCACGATCGGATGGAGTGCCTTTTCCACCCCCTGGTGGGCATCCCCCCTATGTTCGCGGGCGCCCTCGCGGTTAAGCAGGGATTGAATATTCAGAAGCAATCATCTTATTTTTTCGGGAACAATTCCCGGCCCAGCGGGATTCTCACGGCCCCGGGAGTCATTTCAGAGCCAACCGCCGCAAGGCTAAAGACGGACTGGCAAGCCAACTACACCGGGGAGAACTCGGGGAAGGTCGCAGTTCTCGGGGACGGCCTTAAATACGATGCGATTTCTCAAACCGCGCTCGATTCCCAGCTCGTCGAACAACTGAAGTGGAGCGATGAGAAGATCTGCTCCATTTTCAAGGTCCCGCCATACAAAGTCTTCGTCGGCCCGATGCCCACGTATGACAACGCCGAGGTACTCGACAAAATCTACTACGCCGGATGCCTCCAGCGCCTGATCGAGGCGATCGAATCCCTCCTGGATGACGGCCTGTCCCTGCCGAGCAAATACGGAACCGAGTTCGACCTTGATGACCTGATGCGCATGGACTCTGCCCTGTTGATGCGCACGGCCGCCGAAGGCGTCAAGAGCGGGTTCATGTCGCCGAATGAAGCCCGGGCCAAGATTTCCCTGGGACCGGTTAAGGGAGGGCAGTCTCCTTACCTTCAGCAGCAGAACTATTCTCTCGCCGCCCTGGATGAGAGGGATAAAAAAAGCCCGCTGGCGGTTCAACCTCCTCCCCCCGCACCCGCACCTCCTACCCAGAGGGAGATGGATGAAGAGGCAGACATGATGATTTCGATACTGAACGCGAAGGGAGTTCTTCATGTTTAACGTGGAGAAGTTTATAGCCGGCCTGCACGGGTACCTGGAGCGAGAACTCGATCCCTTCGCCAAGCGATTGAAAGCCCTTGAAGAAAAGACCCCGATCCCCGGGCCCAAGGGCGAGAAGGGGGACGGCGGCCCGGAGGGGAAGCAGGGTCTTCAGGGATCGCAAGGGCCGGACGGCAAGCATGGGGAAAAAGGGGAAAAAGGCGAGCCGGGATTGAATGGTAAAGACGCAGGCGCAGGGCCGCAGGGCGCGCCCGGGCTCAGGGGTGAAAAGGGGGATGCCGGCCCTGAAGGGAAGCCGGGTCTTCAGGGAATCAAGGGCGACAAAGGGGAAGAAGGAAAGAGCGTCACCGTCGAGCAGGCGAGAGGAATTTTTGAAGCGGAGGTCAGGCGATGGGAGCTCGAATTCGAGAGGCGAGGCCAGGACATCATGCAGAGGGTCCTTGACAGGATTCCTCCCCCGCTGAATGGGAAAGATGGACTCCCGGGCCGGGACGGTAAGGACGCCTTGAACGGCAAAGATGGAACGGACGGCCTGGGTTTTGATGATCTCCAGGTCATTCAGAGGGATGAGAAAACCGTTCTGCTCAGATTCAGCAGGGGCGAGAAAATAAAAGAATTTACTCTTTTCTTCCCCGTGATTATTGACCGGGGCGTTTACAAGACGGATTCCGTTTACGCCAGGGGTGATGGGGTGACCTATGGCGGTTCTTTCTGGATCTGCCAAAAAGATAAGACCAGTTCCAAGCCGGGGGAAGACGCGAACTGGAGACTGGCCGTGAAGCGGGGCAGGGACGCGAGGATAGAGCCTTGAATCTGGTTACCATCCAGGAAGCCATGGATTTTTTAAAATACGATGATGAGCCTCCGGAGCTGGCTCTGCTCATCGCGGCAGCCTCGGCCGCGGTGCTTAATTATCTCGGGGAAGACGCGACCTTTACGACCGTTGAAAGCGACAGCGAAGATGTTGTGATTCCTCCGGAGGTCAAGATCGCATGTCTCTTCTGGATGAGGGAAATGGATTCCAGCCGGGAGGGCGAAAAGGCGGATCAGATCGATCCGAGATTCGGTTATGGATATCCGCCGGCCGTGGTGGTGAGTCTTTTAGCACCGTTGCGCGTTCCGAGAATGGCTTAGAAAGAGAGATGCATGAGTCGCGCCTACCGAATTTGGGCTCCCCCCTACCGGCATAGATCCGGCGGAGTGCGGTGTCTGTACCGCCTGGCTGCGCTGCTGCGCACGAGTGGCCTTGAGGCAACGGTCAATGAAAACCCGGCGAATAAGGACTACGTTGCCATCTATCCGGAGACTGTCAGGGAACTCAACCCTTTCGGGGCCCCGCATTTTGTGCGCTACATGCTTCACCGGCCGGGAGTGGTCGGGGGCCCCAGGGCATACCCCAAGGAAGTCCTGAAGGTTTGGTACAACGGCATCTATCGGGGATCGGGCGATGAGCCGATCCTGATGATTCAGACGATCGAGTTAGATCTGTTCAATCTGCAGGGCGTCGGACTCCGGGACACGACATCGACCTGGATCGGCAGGGCACAGAGGCGCGGATACATGGAAGGCAAGCCCGTAGGGGAAACCATTATAGCCCATAATTGGCCCCCGACCCGCAAGGGGGTCGCGGATCTGCTCAAGAGGAGCAAAGTTTTTTACACCTATGAGCCTTTCACCGCGATGACCACGGAGGCGGCGCTTTGCGGGTGCCCCTCGGTCATAATGACGAACATGGCCAAGTATCCGATCAGCCGGAAGGAACTCGACAATATGGGCTGGCGCTCGCCGGGGATGGGATGGGGACCGGATGAGATTGAAAAGGCAAGGGAGACCCTGCCGGGCGTCCTGCCGGCTTACCTGGCGAACGAAGAACATACCAAGGTACAGCTGAAGGCCTTTATCGAAATCACGCAAAACATGTGAGAGAAAAAATAATGCCCGAAAACAAGTTCATCATCTCCCAGGACGTCAAGGCGCTCATTCAGTCGGTCGGCCCGAACCGATGCAACATCTTCATGATTCAGAACAACAGTCAGACCGTGGGAGAGGGGAAGAGTTTTTGGGAAATTTTCAAGGGGCTTCCAGAGCCGAGATGGAAGTCTTTGAAAATGCTGCTGGCCAAGGAATTGCGGGAAAATATTCCGATGAATAATTAGCGCGCAATTTTTGCGGGGGTCAGTGCGAGGACCTTGAAATACTGGAACGAAGGAGTGGAGATAGGGGATGGGAATCCCGCCGCTAAAATCACGGAAAAGATTTGCGATCAGTTAATGTTATCGGAAGAGAATCTGAAATGGCCGGACCGCAAATAAATGTCTGCATCCCTTATGATCCCGAAGCGAACCTGGGCCGGGAATACAATCGGCTGATGCGCGAATCCCAGCGGGAGTGGGTCCTTTTTCTGGACCACGACGTTCTGATTCTGAATCCCCACTGGCACCATATTTGTCAGGAGGCGATCGACAAATTCTCGGATGCCGGGGCCTTCACGGTCTGGACGGCGAGTACGGGATCGACGGCGCAGAAACTGTCCTGGGCGCCTCCGCCGGGAGCCTCCATCGCTTACCATCAAAAGGTTGCCCGCCGGCTTTGGGAGAAACGGGGCTACCAGTTGACGGACGTCACCGCGCAGCCGATCGCCGGATTCTTCCTGTTGACATCCGTACAGGCCTGGCGCAAGGCGGGCGGGTTCCCCGAGGGGCGGTTTTTCGGCACCGATCGTAAATACCAAAATCGCCTGACGCAAGCCGGGCTCAAGATTTGGAGAATCGACGGGCTGTATGTCTTTCATCTGCGCGACCGGACAAAAGGGTCCCTGATTCCCGGCCAGAAAACTTCCAAGGATCTTTGGACCGAATATCATGATCAGCATAGATCCACAGTCTAAAATTGACGTGGTCTACCCCCTTGCGGCCATGGCCAAGGGGCCGGACGATTTCGAGTTGCGCTATTCCCTGCGGTCGCTTGAATCCCAGCCGTGGGCCGGGAGAGTTTTCACCATCGGCCATAAACCGCCCTGGCTAAAAAATGCGGTCCATATTCCGTTCCCGGATCAATGGGGTCTAAACCTGAAAGATAAAAACCTTATCAAGAAAATGCTGAGGGTCTGCGTGGACGAACGGGTCAGCGATCCTTTCGTCGCCAATTCGGATGACCAATACTGGCTCAAAGTCGTCGAGCCAAAGGACATGCTGATTCCCCCAAGGGAGAATCCCCCGCAAATGGAAACGGCCCTGCAGGGCAGGAAAACAAATCCGTATCCTCCCTCCTTCAGAAACTCGTGGGTGAGAAGGCAGTCGCAGACGGTGAAATTCCTGCGCGGGAGCGGCAAAAGTGAGATCTGTTTCGATGGGCACGTGCCCTATGTGATCCATAAGGAAATGTACCTGAAAACCATGGCCCAGATCCCCTGGGAGATGGGAGACGGGTATTTGATCGTCGTCTACCACGGGTGGAACTGGGCGGAAATTGCAAACGGAACGAGGATCGAAGATCGCGATGGAGTTCTGATCCGGATCAAAAGGGAAATGGGGCCGGATGAAATCGAGCAGAAAACCCGAAGGGGGTTGTTTATGAATCACAACAACAAGGCCCTGGGCGAAGGAATGAAGACGTTCCTAAAAAACAGGTTTTCCAGTCCATCGCGCTGGGAATAACCGGAGTTTTCTCGAATGCAGCTCGGCAATTTGCGCCACAGAATAACGATCCAGGAAAACCGATACCAGAGGGACGAGGCGAACCTGCAGGTTCGGGATGCTTCTGGCGCTCCCGTCGATGAATGGGTCGATGTGCGGACCTGCTGGGCCAGCATGGAGCCCCTCTCCGGCCGGGAGTATTTCGCCGCCGCCCAGGTCCAGGCGGAGCAAGTTACCCGATTCCGGATCCGTTATCCCCGGTTCCATATCTGGCAGGGGATGCGGGTCAAATACCTAGATTCGGTGTTGATTGCGGTCCGCTATTTCAACATCCAGGCGGTAATCGATCCGAATGAGATGCACATCGAAATGTTGCTTATGACGACGGAGCAGATCAAACCCCTAGTCGCCGAGGGATCGGAATCAAGTTCCAGTTCCGGGGTGGTGGGTAACTCATGAGTGATTTTCTCACCTTCGAAGTCAAAGGCCTGAAAGAAATGGGCGACCAGCTGGCGCAGCTCCCCGGGAAGATCGCCCGCCGGGCCCTGGCGGTTTCCGTGAACGAAGGCGCCCGGGTGATCCGGGACGCCGGGCGCGCCGCGGCCCCCGTGGGGACGAAGACCTACAAGGACTGGAAGGGCCGGACCCACCGTCCGGGGTATTTAAGAAAATTCGGAGTCGTGACCAAGAAGCTGAGGACAAAGGATTGGCAGACCACGGTTCTTTACGGCGTGGCCTTCAGCAAGCGCGCCTATTATGGGCGCTGGGTAGAGCGCGGGAAAGCCCGGCTTCATCACCAGGCGCCCCGGCCCTTCGTGGTTCCTCTCCTGGACCAGAAGAAAGACGAAGTGGTGAATGCCATTAAAAAGCGCCTGGGCGAGGAGCTGATCAAGATCGTCGCCGGCATTCCCGGGTTGAGGGTGAAATGATAGAGAAGACTCTTTACCTCCTGCTTTCAGATCTCAACATCTCACTCTTCCCCCTGGTCATCCCCCAGGATCAGGCAATGCCGGCAGTGGTGTATTCGCGGATCCGGACGACGCCGACGAATACGCAGAGCGGGACGAACCGGAGACATGATAATGGATTTTTCCAAATTGACATCTACGCCTCAAAATACCTGGACGCGGCGGACCTGGCCGAGAAGATCATCGACCGGGTGGTCGCGTCCTTCGGGGCGTCTGCGCTGCTCCAGGAGAACAAAGACGAGCCTTATGACAGCCAGCCCGGGATTTTTCACCGGCTCATAGTTTTTTCACTCAGGGAAATCAGAGAGGAAGGAGGGTCTTAAAATGAGTTTAGCAATCGAAAGCCAGGGGACCACGGTCACCTGGAACAACACGCCGGTCGCCGAGGTGGTATCCTTCAACGGCCCGGGAGGGGTGGCGGGGACCTACGATGTCACCCACCTGCTTTCCACCAGACGGGAAAAAAGGGCGAGCCTTGCGGACGAAGGCGACTTCAGCTTGGAGTGCAATTACATTCCGAGCGATCCGGGGCAGCAGGCGTTACTGGCCGACCGGGCAACCCGGACAGTCCGCGAGGTCATAGTCACCTACAGCGATGGGACGACCGATACCTTTGATGCCTACTGCACCGGCGCGCCCAAATCCGGAGCCGTAGATGGAAAAATCCCCATCACTTTCACCCTGGCAATAACCGGGGAAGTGGTAAACAATCCTGCGGAAAGCTCCTAATCCCGGAGAATAGCGGACTTTGAGGCCGGGCCCCGGGATTCCCCCGGGTCCGGATCCTCGCGCGATCCGAACAGGAGGGGTCATGGATTTGAGCAGGGAGGCCATTCTCAAGGCCGACGATCTAAAAAAAGAACGGGTGGAAGTCCCGGAATGGAGCGGATCGGTCTATGTCCGCTGCATGACGGGAACCGAGAGGGACGCCTTCGAGTCGGAGGCCTACCAGATCAAAGGGAAAGACGTGACCGTCAACCGGGAGAACTTCCGGGCCCGGCTCCTGGTCCGCGTCCTGGTGGACGGGAAAAACGACCGCCTCTTTTCCGACAAGGACATCGCCGCCCTGGGGGGGAAGGCAGCCCGCCCGCTCGACCGTCTTTTCTCCGTGGCCATGCGTATCAATGGCCTTTCCAAGGACGACGTGGAGGAGCTAACAAAAAACTCCTGACCCGGGGAGAGAGGCAGTTCTATTTCTTTCTCGCCCGGGAGCTCCGGATGACGGTCAAACACCTCCTGGCCTCCATGGACAGCCGGGAAATAACCGAATGGATCGCCTATTTCAATCTCCTGAATAAACCCGGCAAAAAGCCGGAAAATAAGAGTCTCGACCAGCAGTTCAAAGACGCCCTGAAATCGAAAAGGAAAACGGTCTAATGGCCACGGTACCCGGACTCATGCTCGACATCGGCGCTAACGTCGCCAGGATGCAGGCGGATATGCGGAAGCTGATCGGGACCATGGACTCCGGGTTCGGACAGATCAGGTCCATTGCCAGGTCGGCGGGAGTGGCCATCGCGTCCTACTTCGCGGTCGATAAACTGATCGGCCTGGGCAAACAGGCCCTGGAGACCGGCGACCGCCTGAACAAACTCAGCCAATCTACGGGCATCAGCGTCGAAACCCTCTCCTCCCTCAAATATGCCGCAGAGCTGGCCGACGTCGACCTCACCAGCCTGGCCAAGGGCCTGGGGATCCTCTCCCGGAATATGTTCGACGCCCAGGGGGGGACGGGGGAGGCCGCGGAGGCCATCCGTGCCCTGGGGATATCGATCACGGATACGAACGGGAATCTCCTGGGCAGCGATGCCGTCCTGGGACAGGTGGCCGATAAATTCGAGGGCATGAAGGACGGGGCGGGCAAGACCGCCCTGGCCATGAAGCTTTTCGGGAAATCCGGGGCGGACCTGATCCCCCTCCTGAACAATGGGGCCTCATCCCTCGCCGAGCTGCGCGCCGAGGCAGAAAAGCTCGGCCTGGTCATGTCCACGGAGACTGCCCAGCAGATGGAGAGGGTGAATGACAATTTCCTCCGCCTGCGGAAGGTCAGCGAGGGGATCGCCATCCAGATCATGAGCAACCTTTCGCCCACGCTGGAGAATCTGACGAACATCCTCTTTGATGCCAGGAAGGAAACTGGGAATTTCAAGGATGCTTCCGAAGTCGCGGCGACTGGGTTAAAACTCTTAGCCTCGGCGGGCATGGTGACCTGGACCGTCATGAAGGATTTCGGCAAAGGGATCGGGGCAATCGCCGCCGCGATCGCTTCTGCCGCGGAAGGGGACTTCCGGACCGCGTGGAAGATCATGGACATGGAGGCCGAGGACAGCAAAAAGCTCTGGTCCGAAACCGGCAAGACCCTGAGCAAGATTTGGGATAAGAATGCGGAAGACGCGCTGCGGGCTGCCAACAAGATTAAAAAGGCCCGGGGGGAGGCCCCCGCTCTGGCCGGTGATGATGAAAAGCAGATAGAGAAACGCCTGAAGGCCCTCTTCGAGGAAGCCGAGGCCATACAGATGGGGGCGGAGGCACTGGAACTCTATAAGAAGGGCCTCCAAGGGGCCACGGCGGAGCAAAAGGATTATGCCCTGGGTCTTATCCATACTATCGAAGGATTCGAGCAATCCAGGAAGGCCATCCTGGACCGGGTGAAGGCTGAGGAGGAAGATAAAAAGGCAATCCAGGAGAATGAGGCGGCGCTCCTGGCCATGGTCGATGCCATGAAAATTCAGGCCGTCATGGCGCAGATGGATGAGGAAGAGACTGCCAAGTTCCAGCTCACCCTCAAAGGCGCATCCCAGGCCCTCCTGGACAACACGGAGGCCTATTTCAAGGCGATCCGGGCGGCCAGGCAATACCAGGAGCAGATAGACCTGGTCAAAGGGGTCATCGAGGAGACCAAGTCCCCCATGGATCGATACCAGGAGCGGATGAAGGATATTCAGGGGCTCATGGACAGCGGGATGATCGGGCCCGAGAAAGCCCTCCAGGCCGAAAAGCTCGCCTGGAACCGGATGATCGGCGGGGAAAAGGACACCGTGGCCGCGCGCGAGCAGATCCTGATCGACTTCGCGGACCGGGTGATCGCCCAGAATAGGTTTACGGCCGACGCGGCCATCGAGCAGATCCAGCGCCAGGCGACCATTTTCAAAAACGCCGGGGCGGATGAGGTGGCCGTCGCAATATGGGCCGCCAAGGAAAAGCAAAAGGCCTCCCGGGAATGGCAGGATGGGGCCATGCGCGGCCTGGAGGAATACGCGGTCGAAGCGACCAACGCCGCCAAGAACGTCGAAGACGTGATCGTCCGGAGTTTCAAGGGGATGGAAGATGCCCTGGTCGATTTCGTTAAGACCGGAAAGCTGAATTTCAAGAGCTTCGTTGATGCGGTCATCGCCGATTTGATCCGGATGGCCATAAGGCAAAACATCACTGGCCCCCTGGCAGGGTCCATGAGCGGATGGGGCGGCCTCCTTTCTTCTTTCTTCGGGGGCGGCGCAACGAGCAGCGCCAGTCATGGAGCTGGGTCCGGAGCCGGGACCGATTATGATTGGGGATTCCAACACGGCGGCGGAATCATCGGCGCCAGCCATGGAATAAGCAAGCGGCTGCCGGCTGCCTACCTGGCCGCGGCCCCCCGCTACCACGGAGGCCTCCAGCCGGATGAATTCCCATCGATCCTGAAGCGCGGCGAAGGGGTCTTCACCCCCGAGCAAATGAAAGCCCTGGGCGGCCAGACGGCAATCTCGATCTCCATCCCGGTCAATATGGAGGGCGGGGACTCCCGCAAGGCCGCCCGTATGCGCCGTGACCTGGAAGAGGAGCTTGAACCGACGGTCCGGAGAATCGTCCAGAGGTATGTATAATGTCGATGGCCCTGGGAACCTGTACCCTCACTCATTATCCTTCGGCCTTCACCCAGCCTAGGCCGCAGCGCTCGAACGCCCACCTGATAACCTACGCCTCCGTCGCCCATTTCTCGTGGGGCGTCTCCATCATCGGGAAAATCATCGAGGTCCTCTGGCATTACATGCCCTCGGAGCAGTTCGAGGAGCTGGACGCCGTCTTCCAGGGGGATGCGGAAGTGGTCTGGGATCCCGGGATTCTACCCAGCGGCAGCGACGATCCCGTCACCTACAATGTCCAGATCCTGGACTTCACCGGCGATTATCATGAAACCGTGGGGACGGACCCGGAAATCTGGCGCGCCAACTGCAAAATGACGCTCCTGATCATGAGCGAGGTGCCTTGATGGCCCTCGTTCTATCCGATCCGGAATTCTCCGCCGCCCAGGATGCGCAGTCCAGAAACCCACTGGTCGAGATAATATCCGGCCAATTCGTCCCCGATATCCCCTTCGATGGCCAGCGCCTGACCGCGGAGACCACCGCTGAGAAAAGCCCTAACCTGATCCGCCACACCTCCGGCCGCCTGGCCATGGTCTATTCCTACTCCACCAATGTCATCAAATACGTCTATACGGATTTGAATCGGACCGTGTTCAATTCCGTTGACCTGGCCATCACCGCAGGACACACGCTTCTCGAAACCTCCATCTGTGAACTGACCAATGAAAATATCGGCATCGTTTACCGCACCCAATGGTTGACATCCCAATACCTAAGCTGGAAAATCATAACCGTCACCGGGACGGCGGTATCCTCGGGGAGCATCGCCACTTACACCGGAACCCCCACCATCTCCGGGCCCGCCCTCCTGGCCCTGGCCAACGGGACCTTCCTGATCGTTTACATCCGCCTGTCGGCTGGAGAATACAAATTCTACAAACGGACCTCCGCCAATTTCCTGACCTGGAGCTCGGCTTCCGAAATGTCCATCGGCAGCCTGGACCAGACGGGGGAGGCCGGATATCCCCATTTGATGCAGGACACCACGGGGAAGATCTGGCTATCCTTCGATTCCTGCGAAGCCGGGGAAATCTTTAACATCTACGAATCCGGCAGCACCGACAACGGCGCGACCTGGGGCAATGCCTCCCAACTAACAAATTATGCCACGGTTGCCGAACAGGGCCGTCATCCCTGGATGACGCAGAAAATAGCTGGGCAGCGACACGTTGTATTCAACGCCAAGCGCGGTGCCCTGCATATTGACGCGACTACGTCGGGTTGGGATGCGGCCGGGGCCACTGGAACCAATATATGCTTCGATGCGGCCGGGCGAAAACTCTACGTGACTTCGACCAATACGGTCTCAGGGAATAAATATCTTTACGGGGTAGCGGAAATCAATGTCGATTCCTGGACGGTTACAGATTTCTGGAATACGACTTCGACCACGCCAAGGTTCAACAGCGTTTATGCCGCTACTCATGTTTGGTGGGAAAGTTTTCATAGCGAAGGAACTTTTATCCCAGTCGGTTCATGGGGCAACAAAGTCGAAGGATATTATGGAACCGGATGCCTTGTTTCGGTTTTGAATGCCGCGACTCCAACGATTACAAATTATATTTTCGCTGCCTGGCCGGCCTATTCTTTAGTGCAGAACGTCACCCATAGTTTAACTGGAAATCTCAAGGCCGCCTGGGTAGATTTTTCTACACGCAGATTATATGTGTTTACCGAGCCTGCGTCTTATGGAGGTGCTTTGCCTTTTAGTGTTGGCTGGATCGATCTTGATGAACCCGGCCCGATATTTACCTGTCATACATTAATCAACGGTTCCCTTGCGCCTTCTGTTTATGCGGTCGAAATGGCTTTTTCTGTTTATCCCGGGCAGGATCTTGTTCTGGCCTGGAATGGTATACATTTATTGGGTTATAAGGGGGCGCTCACTGTTTATTCCATGTCAACCGGTGCTCTTTACAAAAGGTATAGCGTGGATGATTTTGCGGCATTCCCATATCATGGGCCGAATCATGCGGTTTTGGTGGGGAATAAAATTTATTGCACCTTCGAGTATGAATCGCTTTACGGGGATCAGGATAAACGCGGCCTGTGCGAAATCGACATCACCACCGATGCCATAATTTTTCACCGGCCGGATTGGGCCAGTATTGATGAGTATGGGCTGAATATGATTGAACCACTTACTGACGGTCGGCTCTTGATTCCCACTATGGGGGCATACGTTTCGGGGGGTGCCGGGGTAACGATTTTTAACCCTTTGGATTCCACATGGGATCTTTTCAACAATACTACCCTGCCGGGGTTTTGGCCCAACTCCAATCCCTATCAGCATTACTCGGCTGTCGCCTATGATCCCGTGAGTGGCCTGTTTTTTGCCGGTACCGGAAGTGGAGTTGGTGGGTGGACCGGCATCACCGCTTTCAGCGAGTACGGTCTGATTCAGCAATCCTCTTATATGGTCGGAACTCTGGGAGGAGGAGTCTGGACGTGGGGCGAGATCAATAATTTGGTGCAGGGTTATCTCGATTACGACGCCGCCGTCGTCTTCGGTCCCGAAGCGACCGACGGGAGGTATGCTTTCTGGACGCACATGGCAGGGAGCGCGCTTTCGATCAAATGGGATTACGAAGGCGGAACCCTCAACCTCTCCGGATACCTGGCCAAGGACCGTCCGATCGAGGTGAACTGGTCCATCGACGGCAATCCCAACAGCCTTAATTTCACCGTGTCGGATGGCCATCTCTTCGATCCCCACAATAAGAATTCCCTCCTTTCTAGCGTCCTGAAAAAAGGGAGAAAACTAACGCTTCGGTTTGGGGAGAATGTCGGGGGGACGGAATACTGGCAGGCCATGGGCACATTCATCCTCACGGCGGGAAAGATGAAGTATCTCCGCGGCCAGTATCCCGAGATGCAGATCGCCGCGCAGGATCGCCGGATTCTCTGGGACCAGAGACAGATCATCGCCACAGAAGAATTCGATACCGATCCGAAGAGCATCCTGACGGATATTCTAAAAGACAACCTGGATCTGACCGACGACGACCTGGACCTGCCGACTTTCGATACCGCCGTGGATTTAACCCATCAATGGATCGATACCCCGGCGAAGGACATCATCGAGCAGCTCTGCCACCGCTTCGGGTACTTTCCGCATATTTCCGTCGCCGACCTGGTCACGGCTAAGAAAATCTCCGATTCGAACGCCGTCTCGCGTGTCGTTCCGGACTTAACGAAACTCCTGGAATTCTCTCCAGATGACGATTTCTCGGATTTCACCAACCAGGTCATTATTACCGGTAGGGAGAAAACTGAAATCGAAATTCTTTACGGAGAGGAAATGCTCCAAACCTTGGCCGGGACCATTGGCTGGTGGGGGTGTAAAAATACCTATGATGTCAATTATTCGGTCGACCGGTCCAGAAGAGGCCGAGACCCAAGACTGAAGGTTCTGCAGAGCACCAGCAGCATAGGATTCCAGCTATTGGGGCAGATTCATGAATCGATCACTTATGTAGACCCGAATGAAACCTACTGCGTGGTGACGGTAACGGCCCCCAATCTCATCCCCATTCTCGTCGTTGCCATTCCCGCATGGTATGCGGCGCATTATATTCCCGACCTGGTCGTCGCCATCGGAGGAGGATATACGGTTCCCGTTGGCCGGATAGTGGAAGCGGCCTTTATGTTCATCATCATGATGATCGTCTCGGCCATCGGGAACTTCCAGTATGAAATCTGGGGCCGGCCGGTCGGGAAGATCAAGCGGAGTCTCCAGGGACAGGCGGACGACGAGGAGCTTCAGGGCGAGATCGGGCAGATCATCACCCGCAAATTCGAAGATCCTCTTTGTTACAGCGTCCCGGAATGCACCCAGGTGGCGGAGCAGGAAATCCTGGTGGCCAAGCTGCAGAGAAAGAGAATTTCAGCCTCCAAGGTGGCCGACCTGCGCGACGAAGTGGGCGACACCCTCCAGGTGAATCATCCCCATACCCTGGCCAGCATGAAAATATTCGTCACCGATTTAAAAAGAAGAATGGTGATCCCCTCCCCGGGACAGCCCGGAGAGTTTACCGATTCCATCAACGGTTGGGCCTTATGAGACTTTACGGGAAGCGGTTCCTTAAAAATTCCAACCTCCGGGCTATCGAAAACCACTCGGAGACGAGGGATGCGATCCTGTGGGATGTTCTGCCCGCCCAAAGAATCTGCCGGGTGAAGATTCAGGGATCCAGCCAGCTGATCAACGCCTATTACCCCCTCAACTGGGAGGTCACCCCGGGCTGGCTCAAGCCCGGGAATGCCGTGCGGATCACCCATACGGGAGGTATCCGGGGACGGATAGAGTTGGTTGGCCATGGGACCTACATTCCGACTCCGGTTTCCGGAGATACCTTGCCGCCGGTCGCCATCGGAGAAGATGGAATAATCACCGGCTGCGAAGTCATGCAAATTCTCCCGACCCCCGCCTTGATGGTTTCGATCAATGCGGGTTCCTTCAGGATATCCGGGACAATCTATTTTATGGGTGCGTTTGGCGGCGCGCTCGGGGAAATGCCCCTGGGCAGCGACGTTCCATTGGGAACCGAGATTCCCCTTGGTTCGATCTCGGCCTACGGGGTGGCGATAGACGCGGCCCCCGTAACACCCGGAACCTTCAGATATGACAAGGTCGTCGTGGGCATCGATAGCGCGGTGGATTATGTAAAAGGGACCAACTTTACATCGACCCCCGTCTATCCTGAAACCCCGGCGGATCACCTCTGCCTGGCGACAATATTGACCTATTACGGGATCACGGCGATTACTCAGGCCCTGATCAACAGGACATGGGAAACCCGGAAGGCTTCCAGCGTGAGCGTCATCCCCGCAGATGCGGAACTGGCCTGGCTTGAGCTGTCGACCGATGTAGAAATCGGCATAAGGGACCAATACAGCCAATTTTTGACCCCGCCCTTCATTTCTCCATATTCGATGCAAATCAGTTTTTTATATGGGACTGGAACTTGGGGGTCCGCCATTCCGGGCGTACCCTATGCCTTTGGTTTGGGCGCGGACCATACTCACGCGACCTATACCAGAAACAAACTGGTAACGGAGCACAGCCCGATTCTCAAGGCCGACCTTTTGGGAGATGTGACCATCTTCGGAGTCGGACAGGTGACGCTCCTGGATGTGGGCGGGGAGCCCATGTATTGAGGGGGATCGACGATGGAAGAGCTTTTGAAAGAAATCAGGGACATTATGGCTGAAATCCGGGATTCCCTGAAAGAGGACAAGGAATTCAGAAAAACGGCCCTGGAGGATGCCCGGAAGCAGGCGGCGGAAGCCCGAAAATCGATGGAACAGGTGCTTTCCGGAATGCCTCAGTTGGGGGCGTTACTGAATCCTTTAAGGAGAAAAGAACATGGGAGCTAATTTTCACACCCCGTGGGTAAATTCGCCGGCTGCCGGATACAAGACTTGGGGCGCGGCTTCGGTAAACCCCACCTGGGCGGAACTGGACAAGGCCCTCACCTACCTGAAAAACATCATGGTGGGGTGCGAGGGGGCCCTTTCATGGGACCCCACCTCGGGAGTCCTGGCATGGAATGCCCAGCTCACACTCGTCTTTAACCGGGACGATGGGGACGCCTGCCACAACCATGTGGCGGCTGGGAACGTGACCCTGACCGCCGGCCAGTTCGCCTATGTGGATCTTTCGGAAACCAATGGCGCGGCCATTACTGTCTTGGCCGGTACGATCACCACAGAAGCGGCCTCCAATTTCATCTCTTTTAACCGCCTGGTCTTGGCCTACCGATCGGCATCCTCCGGAGCCTTGCATTTCATTTCCTTAGACCAGCCCTTCGTCGCTGCCACCGGTGATGTTTCAGGACCGGCTTCGTCGGGCAATGATAACCTGGCCAGTTTCGGGGATACCTCCGGAAAAGTCATCGCAGACAGCGGAATCGCTCTGGATGACGTTGAAAATGCGTTTGCCGCCGCGCATACCCAGGATACCGACCAGTACCTGGATTATGGCGGCCCGAATGAGATCTCGGCCGCGGACCTCGTTGCCGCAGTCTTCGGAACTGAAAGCGCCCCGCTTGAGGAAGAGGCCAACATAACGCTCTATCCAGAATATCCAGGCGCGGTGATGACACCCTCGGGGTCAAACAACGATCCTGGAACTCTGGGAATGACCAGCGACTCCGAAGTGGTGAATGATGTTCGGTACAACTACTACGAGTGGAAATCCTCGATTGCGACGCCCCTTCAATCCTATGACGTTGCGCTTCAGATCCCCATCCCGTTAAACTTCACGGGGTTTCAGGTTGGGACCAGTGTCGCTCTTACCATCGACATTAAGACGGAGGAGACTGCGGCTACGAATAATGACATTGACATCACCATAAATAGGGATGGTCAATCCGCGCACTCCCATCTTACCAGCCAGAGATCGGGTACGGCGGCAACGTGGACAACTGTCGGCTACGATGAAACCGATGCAGTTCTGGAGGCGGTGGCGGCAGGGGAAACCCTGAACGTCCTGATCCGCCTCTATTCGATGGCAAGCAAATATACCCGAATTGGGAAGATTAATCTTCAGATAAAATTGATATAAATTAGGAGGATAAAATGGCAAACAAGATCTTGTGGGATGCTGGCGTCTCTACCAAGGGCGCGGTTGTTGACTTTAATTCGACCAATAACGATGCGAGAACCAACGCCGGGACTGAAGTCGATAACTCTGTGAACCTCGATCAATATGGCTTTCTAAAAATAGATGCCGATTTTGGCTCGGCCCCATCAGATGGATACCCAACACTGGACATCTACCTGATGAAGGCATTGGATGGAACTAATTATGAAGATGGAAGTAGTTCCGTCGTTCCATCTGGGCAGTCCTTTCTGGCGTCGGTGCCCGTGAGGAAGGTGGACACGGCTCAAATTCCTGGCTTGATTGGGCCGTTTCTTCTGCCTCCATGCAAAATTAAATTTATTGTCGAAAATCAAACGGGGCAGGCAACCGGCGCAAGCGGAAACACTTTAACTCTTTATACGGCCAATGATGAGGTTCAGTGATGATATATCACCGGTCTCAAATCGATTTCAGGGGGCTGAGGGGATTTCCTCTTTTACCGTTGAACCGTCAAAGCAGGCAGATGGACAATCTTTCCTATCTGTGGTCTTCCAGGGGGTCAGCGAATAGCGGACTGCTGAGGGAATATCTACGCAATGCCCATGCGACAATTTATAACTTCTCGGAGAGCATAGGGGCCTGGTGGAAAAATTTTGAATGGTCCCGTGGGGTCATCGGGCCGGGTCTCCAAACCTGGGGCACAGGCGATGGATATGCTGAAGTCGGGTCGATCATATATCTTTCCCAACCGTTTTCGATTGCCGTCTGGTGCCGCCCTTATTTTGGCGATTCGACCAATGTCGCGGCAAAGCTAGTATGTCTTCCAACGTCCGACGGGCTAGACCCTTACGTTATATATGGCCTGGGCACTACCACAGCTGGCACTAAATGGGTTTTAACCGTTAGCACGGGAACGGCTGGGCAATCGACTTCGGTCGTGTCCGTGTTACCTCTAAGCGCCGGAGAATTATTCCACGTGGTCGGAACGTACGGGAAAAATTTTTTAAATATTTACGTTAATGGCGGATACGATAATCAAGCCGCTTGCACTAGAGTCCTGCCATCGACTGGCGGTCAAGCTCTGCGGTTCGGCAAAGGGTACAGCGGCTGGACTAACAACAAGTGGCTGGGTATCATTTACGAGATCCGATTCTATTCCAAGGAACTGAACTCCTCCGAGGTCGGGCAGCTTTGGGACCCGAAAACCCGGTGGGAAATCTACCCGTCGATCAAGCGGAGGTCGATTGGCCTCCCGCCAGGAATATCATCGCCGACCCAGGCCCAGCTCATGCGTCACGGCACCTGGTTCGGGTCTGGGGCAAAGCAAAAGATGTGGTGGGCAAAATAAATGTTCCGAGGTAGAAAATGGCAGACGAGATAAAAGATAAAAGCCTGATTTGCCCGGCTCATATTGACCTGGTGGTCGAGCTTACCAAAATAGGAACCATACAGGGGCAACTGGTCGAAAACCAGAGAAAGATGAATTGCAAACTCGACGATATTAAAGATCAACTGGTTTCCTCCAAGTATGTGGCATTGAGCGACCGGGCCAGTACCACAAGAGAAATCGAACTTGATCGAACAAAAATCAAACCCGTTTATTGGATCATGGGCGTGATGGCCATAGCGGGCTTATCCGAAGTTGTAAAATGGTTCTGGCATTTGATCACCAGGAAGTAATCTCATGGATCTGAATTTAAGAAGGACCGTCTTTACCAAGGAAAGCACCATCGGCCCCCTGACGATCGCCGAGGACTTTGAATGCTTCATCCTGGAGCCTTCCTGGAAAGAAAACCGTCCCAATTTTTCCTGCATTCCCCCGGGGAGATACCGGATCACTCTTTACCTTTCCCCATCCAGGGGAGATGTCGTCCCGCTCCTGCACGGCGTCCCCGGTCGGACGGCAATCGAGATCCATATCGGCAACTGGGCGAAGGATACGCACGGGTGCCTCCTTACCGGCCGAGTCGCCGGCGCGGACTATGTGGCCCAATCCGCCCTGGCCTTCAACCTGCTCGTCACGAAAATAATGAGCGCAATCGACCAGGCCGAGGAGGTCTGGATTGATATCAAATAAGGAGATTCTCATGAAAAAGATCATCCTTTTTGCAGTCGCAGCCTTTTTATTTTCCGTCGTCACCGCCTGCGCCATGGGGCCGATCTATAATGGCGCAAAGGCCGCCGTCTGGGATGCCGTCCCGGGGGCAACGGGATATTATCTATATTGGAGAACCCCCGGGACAAACACGTGGCCGACGGCGCAGCGGGCGACCACTACGGCTCTGACCTTGGATCTTTCTGGTTCTGGTATTGCTCAGGGGGCGTGGGAAATATGTGCAACGGCGTTTGATGCTGTAAGCGAGAGTGGACCGAGTAATATCATTACCTGGAATTTCGCCATCCGCGCGGCTCCGACGAACGCGAAAATTCAGTAGGAGGAGTACGATGTCGCTTGAATGGTACATATTGCAGCTCATGATTGGGCAACTGTTGGGTCCTGGATGGATGATTTTGCTTTGGGCTTAAAGGAAGTAGACAAATTCAATAAGGAAAGGAGGACTTATGGGAGAAGTTGCAGACGTAATTTTCAACGCGAGCACTTTGCCTTTTTATCTCACCATCATTCTGGGCTGGCTTTACGTAAATTTCTCTCACACCGGGGACCCGGCCGACATCTCCAACCGGGTGAAGATCAACTGCGCGATCTTCGCCGGGGTGGCCCTGGGGGTTCTCCTGATGATCTATGAGGCCAAGGACCTCAGCGTCCTCCGGGACTACAAGGCCTGGATCCGGTACATCCTGGTGGGATACCTGGTCGGCTCCGCGGCGATCGGGATCAACCAGCAGCAGAAGAACATCGGCCCGGTTAAGGGCCTCACGAAGCACCTTGAACTCCGGCCGGTGAAGCCTGACCCGAAGGAGGCGAAACCAAATGCTGATCCTATTCCCGCTGGAGGAAAGCCTGCTGGCTGAGATCCACGCCTTTCATGAGCAGCAGAAGGACAACGCGGATCAAATCAGACGCATAAGCCACGTCCATTACCGCATGTGGAATTTCATCGAGCGAATCGTCGCTCAAAAAAACACCGAACAAAAGGAGGAAGGAAATGAAAAAGACGCATCTGTTCCTGGTCTTGATCCTGACGCTTACATTGACGGGGGGGTGTGCCCTCTTCCAGAAGCCGCCCGATACCCCGGACGCTAAAGCGGCCTGGATTCAGCAATCTTTGACCGCTCTGGACAATGCGGACCTGGGGGTCGACGCTGCCGATATCTTTTTCAACGGATTCTGTGCAGCCGGAAGAATCGACCTAAAAACCTGTTCCCTGGAACCCGTGGCCATCCAGGAGTGGAATAATAATTATGTTGCCGCCAAGGATGCTATAGGTCAATATCAGGCGGGAACCATTACCCAGCAGGCCGCCCAGGCCATCGTTGAACGGACCATGATCAAATCCCTGGCGGCCGTCATGGCAGCTCTCACCCCGGCAAAATCCATGGTCAAGGAAAAAGCGGTACAGACCCGGGGGGATCTCGGAGTCCCTGCTGGCCAGACCAAGGGGATCAAAAAGTAAGGGGGGTGATCAATACCTGAATTTCGGAACTTTACGACGAGGGGAGCCCGGTCGAAAGGCCGGGCTTTTTTGTTCTGGGGCCGGTCCAGGGACGGTAAAAATGGCAGGGTTCCACGTGGAACTAATTGTTAATATTAACAATCGATGGTGGAGGCGGCGGGAGTCATGCCCTCATCTAACGGCAGCCTTTTATGTCTTTTGATCCAAATCTGCCTGGCCTTACGCCTCAAGGCAGTTTTGCTTTTTCCTTCTGGCTTGTTAAAATTCGAACAGCAAGATCGGGAACAAAATATCCCATTTCCCCTTTTGATCTCGGCCTCACTTGCCCAAAATAAACCCCTACAATTTAAACATATCGTCTCAACTTTCATGGCTTCACCTTCCTCGATTTAAAAAAATTCAGTTCGACTTCTGAAGGCTTTTATATTTTTCCATAATGGAATTCTTTACGGAAAACGGAATAGAAGGCTCTAAAAAGACCAATAGTTCCGTAATATAATCGGCCTTTCACGCCGGTAACCGGGGTTCGAATCCCCGTGGGGACGCCAACTTACAAGAGGTCAAAAGCCTTCAGCAAATTTTAGAAGGCTTTTTTAAGAACTCCAGGGCCTCCTTCAGATCCCCCATCCTTTTGAGATACCTTTCCGTCACCGCCAGGCTCCGGTGCCTTAGGATCTGGCTGATCAGCACCATGGGAACGTCCGCCTGGGCCAGGATCGACGCCGACAGATGCCGGATCGCATGGAAGCCGAAGGGCCGGACCTTCGCTTTCTCGCAGAGCTTTTTCATGACGTGGATCCGGTAAAGGTATTGCCTGCCCCCGGGCGCCGGAAAAACCCACTCTCCGGCCACGAAATCACGGTGGGCCTCCAGGGCTTGCCGGAGGTCCTCCGTCATGGGCAGCCAATCCGCGGCAAACGAGCCGTCCTTGCGTTTCCTGGTCAGGAGCCTTACCATTCCCCTCCCCCAGTCCAGATCGTCCCAGCGCAGCCTGAAGAGCTCTGATTTCCGGGCCGCCAGGTGAAGGTAGGCGAGCAGCATGGTCCGGTCCTGCCCCTGGGCCGTCTCAAAGATCTTCCAAAAATCTTCCTCGGGTGGGATATATCGGGCCTGGCGTTCCTCCGGGAACCGTTCGCAGACGGCGACACAGGGGTTGACGATCCCCTTGTACCGGGCCACCCAGGAGAAGAAGGCCAGGAGGTTTTTCCGGTCCTTATTCGCCGCGTATCCGGACCGCCGGGAGTACTGCTCCTGAAGGTATAGCCTGATCGCATCCGCCCCGATCCTCTGGACCGTTGCCTCTGGATCAGTATGCTGAAGAAATCGCTTGAACATGTCGCGCTTCTCAGAGAAGACCTTCGGGGCATGCTTTGCCTTTGAGAATCGCAGATAATCATTTGCCATGCTTAGTAGAGAGGAGGTTGAACGGGTCGGCCATTCTCCCGCGGGGATGCCTTTCTGATCCGACTCCCAGGAGATCGCGTCCCCCTTCAGCGTGAAGACCTTCTGGATTCTCCGCGTCCCCTCCCGGACCTGGCCGATCCATTGCCTTCCCTTTTTCCAGGGCATGGATTACCTCTTTTTCGAAAAAGATGATCCGTTTCCCAATGCGCCGGCCGCCGAGGGATTCAAAATGGTTGAGAATGGTTTTGTAGGAAAGGCCGAGGAAGCGGGCCAAATCCCTCGGCTGAATGGTGGGTCCGAATCTGTCTTCAAGAATGGAAAGGCCCAACCGTTGTACCGATCGGGCCCGGGGCTTGAACGTCTGGACAGGATCATCATATCAAATTCCTTCCAGACAGGTCAAGAGAATTTTTAGGAGGGACGGTCGATCGCCAGGTCATCACAGATTTTTCCCGCTAATTTGTTGGAGATTTCCTGATGGCGGGGAACGGCGGTGGTCTTTAAATTACCCGGATTCCAAAAAAGAGTGTGCTTGGTTCCCTCCCTATATTTTCTGCAACCCTGTTTTCTTAGGTGTCTGAGCAATTCGTGGCGCTTCATCGGGCTTCATGCACTGACGAGGATAGGCTCACAGACAACTTTTTGCCCCTTGGTGCGCTTTTCGGATATCTCCCGGTTAGCCTCCAGAACCATTTGGACGGCTTCCTTCAGGTTTTGACGAGCCTCTTCCAGGGTTTCCCCCTGCGTATTGGCCCCCGGGATTTCCTTCACGTAGCCGATCCAAAAGGCGCCATCCTTCTCAAAGCAAGCCGTGAATCTGTTTTTCATGACAAACCTCCGACGTCCTGCGGCTCGTTCTTTTTGCTCTTTTTCATCATACAAACTTGTTAATACAGGGTCAAGGGATTCCCCCGGGGCCCGCTCGGCCGGATCAGGAAACCAGCCTGAAAAGGACCCAGGCTGCCGCGCCGGCGGCGATGATCCAGAGGGCGATTTTGACGGGGAGCAGGTTCATCATTTAGGAATGAAGCTCAAGGTGATTTTTTCAGTCCCGCCATTTCCTTGATAAGATCCAAGGCCGCCAAACAATCACCGAGGGCAGAATGCTCCCCCCCGGGAAGTTTATGCCAGAGATACCCGTTTCGGCTGAAATTCCAAACCTGCCGATAGCGTGCATATGCCAGCATGGCGCATGCCCATTTGTCCTCGATAATAGGAACCCCCGTCTTCTGAGCGGTCTGATTAATAAGCCTTCCATCGAAGGCGGCGTTGTAGCAGACGATATTTCTCTTCGCTACGATATCGGACAGCGCGGGGGCTATCTCGGGATAGGCGGGAGCATCCTTGAGCATTTTCATTGTGATCCCATGCTTCTCCGTTGCTGCCCGAGGAATCGTCTTTCGACCAATGGGCTTTATGAAGGAATTGAGAAGGACCTTTCCGGAGGTATCTATTGCCGCGACCTGAATAACTTCATCGGAAGACGACAAACCCGTGGTCTCCGTATCGATAATCGCATGATGATCGGGGTCGGCTAAGAGATCCTTCGCCCATTGAATTACTTCGGTTCTATGTTTCGGATCCGGTCCCCCGGTTTCTGGGATGCTGGAGGGTCCCTCCTTGCTTCTCAAAAAATACCAGATAAAAAAGGCAATCAAACCAATAAAAAAAATCGGCAGCAATGATCCCATTGATCACCTCCCCCGTTCAAATTTGTTATTCTGAGGTCCCTTTAAGATCATCCTGCAGCCTCTTTAAAAAGCGGGCTATGTCTCCCCCTCCCGCGGATTTTGAAGAGGGTGGTGGGCCTCTTTCTTTTCCCAAAGATCTAACCCGACCGCGAAGGTATCTATATTATGAGCCAAAGCTTCGGCGAAAGGAGAGTCCGAGCGGAGGATTTTTTCTGCGGCATTTTTCAATGATTCAATTCTCATCTCTTTTCCCTCCGAAGGAATTAGTTTAACCCTCCCTTCATCTGCAATCGGCGTACCTTCTCCGGCCAATAGCCAGCGGGCATCATATATTATTTCTTTTTCCTCAGCAAAAAAAATAATTTTTTCGAGGACAGCGGCTCCAGGTTCCTGCTCATTGGCTTCGTAGTACCCGAGCGCTCTAACAGAAATTCCAACCTGCAAGGCGAATTGCTCTTGATTTAATCCGGATTTTGATCTTATTTCCTTAATCCTATCGCCAAGTTTCAATAAATCTGCATTATTCTGCATTTTTTTCTTGACAAGACGCATAATTATGCCGATACTGTATCCATGAACAGCATGAACTCACCGGAAAAGGTAATAGAGAGAAAGAAGGCCATGATCGACGCCCGGGCGAAGCAGACGGAGATCGCGCGGGAGGTCGGTGTGTGCAAATCTTACGTGAACCAGATCATTCTCGGAAACTACCGCTTCCGGGGAGACCGCTCCGACCGCGTAAGGGACGCCATCGCCCGCCGGCTCAACCGCAGCTTCATCGACCTCTGGGGGTCCAATTGAGTCCAGCAAGCACTTACAAGGCGATTCCCCGAAGCATATCTTTTTCGCCTGGAAATGTAAACAAGTTTCTAGTGTCCTTCCCGACAATTTTCACGCCCATAAGAACCCTGTACGGAGGACCAAGAAAGTAGAGATCCATACGGAGTGGGTTGCCCTTGAGGATCTGCGCGATAGATTTCGTTCGGAGGGATCATGATAATCCTATG